TGGTCTATTAGTTGGTAGAGCAGTTGCTAAAGCTGGTCTTAAAGCTGGTAAAAAAGCTGCTGGTGCTATTGGTTCTGCTGTTAAAGGTGGTAAAGTTGGTAAAGTTGGTAAAAAAGTAGGTAAAGCTGCTGGTAAAGTTGCTCTTGCTGCTATACCAGGTGCTGCTCTTGGTGTTGCTGCTGCCAAAGGAATAAAAAAACTTAAAGGTGGTGGTGAAGAAGTCAGCACAAAGACAAGGCAAGGTAAGACACGCACTAAAGCACAAATGATGGCTGCTAAAAGAATTGCAGCAAGAAAGAAGTTAAGAGAGGAGATTGAGGAGTATGGTTATGATACTTATGATTTGATTCTAGAGTATCTACTACAAACTGAGCAAGTTTCTAGTTTAGAAGAAGCAAATTATGTTATGACTGAGATGGATGGAGAAACCATCAACGAGATACTTGATGAGTTCCAGGAGGGATTTATTGATAACCTTAAAGCTGGAGCTAAAGCTGCTGGTAGTCTTGCGAAAAAAGGTGTTGATGCTGTAAAATCTGCTGCTGGTGGTGCAAAAGATAGAGTTGTAAAAAGAGTTGAAAGAAGAAAGGAAAATGTAGCCATCAACAAGAAGATTCAAGCAAAGCAAAGTGGACCAGATGCTAGTTCTGGAAAAACTAGAGCACAGGTAATGGCATTGAATAGGAAAAAGGAAAAACTTAATAATCCAAAAGAGTATGCCAGAAAACAAGCTATGACTGGTGCTGAAAGAGCACAGGCAATGGCTAAGGCAAGAATCGCTGCTAAAGGTGGTGCTAAAAAATAAGTAGGTATCTTCAATGAAAACTTATAAGCAATTCAACGAAGAATTAGCTAGTGAGGGTTTCCTAAAAGTAGCAGGACTTACAGCTTTAGCTCTTCCTGCTATTGGAGCTGTAGCAAAGAAGTTTTTGAAACCAAAAACTGATAAAAAGATTGATGATGCAAGAAAAAACCTACCATTTGGTGGAGAAAAAAGGAGTAATCCAAATTTGAATAAAAAATAATTATGAAACCTGTTATTAATCGTGCTGACATCATCGGTGGTTTAAAGTCAGTCAAACTCGCAAAAAAGAATCCTCAGAACTATCAACCTGGAGTTGGTGTTACTGAGGATTTTGAGTTAATATATAATAAAAAATAATTATGAAAATTGACACCCAAGGGATGTCCTATGACACAGGCAAAACTAGTAATAGAAGTTTAGAAGAACAACGTGCTGCTATTCCTCCTTTCAATCCACCTAAGATCCCTATCATTACTGATGCATTGAAGAAGGAATTAAAAGAAATTATAAACGAAGTTTTAGATGAAAGAGAGTTAGAAAGAAAGATGAACGGACCTTATGATTTTCCTGAAGATTAAGGAACTTGAGGCTCGGAAGGGTTCTCAGGGGGAGGAGACGGCCAGGTGACTGGTTGTTTAACTATAACTGTTCCTTCAATAACTCTTTCAATTACATCATTGCCATCATTCAATAATATTTCATAGAAATATTTACCTGGTGGTACTGCAGCTGATTGAGTTGCAGTCAATCCAATTCTAACTTTACCACCTGCTCTATTTGGAAAAGATATATTAAATGATCTTGGATCTCTATTAGATTCAAATTGCCTTTTAAATCGAGCAGTGCCTGTGAAACCTGTTAAGTCTTTAGCACTATTTGACTGATTATCCTCAAGCAAAAAAGTCTGCTCAAAATCAGTGTGTGTGTAAACTACTAAATTGGTGCTAAAAACTGCCATTTACTTTTTGATTATTTATTAGATATCACCATAACCATATAGGTAGGTATGTGTTGTTATACCTGACCGAACTAATACTTGTCCTTCAACTGCGATAAGCTTAAATCCACTAGGTCGAACAAGCAATAAATCCCATTTATATCTGCCTGGTCTCCATTTTTCTGTTATTGTGCTTGCAACTGATATATTAACAACACCTTCACTTGCATTTACAAAACCAACTTGAATATCTGCAAATTGATAAGCTGCTGCTGTTCTTCTAATTTGAGATTGAGCAGTAAAACCTGTCAAGTCAACAACACCTGTTCCATCAGCACTTAAGATAGTTAAATCTTCACTAAAAGTCTCACCAGCATTGATATTTAAATTTTTAGCGTAAACAGTCATTTATAATCGTTTATTAATATTTAGTGATATATACATATAAAGATAAACATTCTTATGAACAAATGGGTGAAACAGATTATGAAAACCCCTGGACCTATCAAGGTTCAACTTTCACTTCTGACGATATTGGCGACTTCTTCGGTTTTGTCTACAGGATTACAAATATACAGAACGGTAGGCAGTACATCGGTAGAAAATACTTCGTACAGAAGCGAAAGCCTAGAGGTGGCAAGAGAAGGGTTACAAGTGAGAGTGACTGGAAGAAGTACTATGGAAGTTCTCCAGAACTTAAATCCGATGTTAAACAATTGGGCAAAGAGAACTTTAGAAGAGAAATAATCTCCCTACACGAATCCCTTGGCAAAGTAAATTATGAAGAGACCAAACAACTGTTTCTTCATGACGTGTTAATGGAAGCACTTGACGATGGGACACCAATGTATTATAATAGCAACATACTTGGACGATATATGAAAAAAGATTATGGACAGTTTGACAAGAAATCTTAGAACTACTTACGATTGGTCAATAGACCGAATGAATCAATTATGTACAGAGGGTGATTTAGAGAAACTTAAAGATGCTGTATCTATTCGTCAAGAGTTTGCAGAGTGGTTATTAAGAGAAGATAAAGAAGTCCATCATGATATTGTCTCTCTTGAGTATATTGGAGAAGGAAGCGAGTTTGACTAAAAGCATTGTAAAGATACCTGTTGACATATTGTTAAAAGTCATGTAAGATAGAAATATTGTTTAAATAGTAATTATGCTACAAAAAATTGTAAATGGAATCGCTATTGCAAGTGGGGTTGTATCTCTTACCGTTGTTGGTACTGTTGGTTACGTATTCATACGCAAGGATGCGATTATCGACAACATCAAAAGCAAAGTAATGGAATCAGTTCTACCTGGCGGACTTGGAAGTCTTGGTGGTGGTGGAATCAGTGGTGCATTAGAAGTACCAGACATGGCACCTATGTCACCAGATGCGGGACCAGTACCACCATCTTCACCATTTTAACTTTAGGGATTAAGTGTCTATATATAATATAGACATACCGATCCCATGGCTGAAGCAGTTAAAAAAGAAGAAGTAAAATCTAAAGGTCCTATAGGTAAACTTAAAGAGTTATCTGAGGACAAAGAAGAACAGATGGCAATCCTGAGTACTTTTGTAAGACTTGGGATTTTAATCTGGGCAGGTGGAATATTAACATTAAATTATGTTACTTTCCCTGGTATGACCGAGCAGGATAAAATTGATCCGACCTTCATAGCTTCGGTCTTTACAGGAGTTTTAGCTACATTCGGTGTTGAGGCAGGAAAAAATAAAGGTAATAAAGCAAATGGTGGCGGGGGTCAAAACATATCAAAGAAAGATATGGAGATGCTTATAGAGAAAGCAACTCAAGCAGCACCTGCACAAACAATAAGATTAGAGCAAGCACCGATGGTTATATCACCTGGCAACCCTCCTAACAAACAGGGATAATAGAATATATGGAAAAGAAAGAAGTGAAATGGGGTAGATGGTTCGCTTTGGGATTAGGTGGACTCCTTGGTTTATCTCACATTGGTATGATAGGTTCTTTATCAAATCGTCAAAGTAAATTGCCAAGTATCAACTTACCAGTTGGTCCTTATACATCATACAAAGCAGATGTTAGTCATAATGGATATTACATAGAATATAAAGCAAACGATCCAAAAGTAATGCGTGTGGAACGGGATAGTAACACTAAGGGTGGCTTTCTGGGATTGGCTAACAACAAAGTTAAAACAGTTGAACAGTACACAATGGACGGTTCAGTTCACACAAGACCCAATAGTTCAACAACAACAATCGCAAACGGAAAGTCCGAAGCATGTATCAAAGCAATCGGAGGTGCAGAAGGAACAGGAAGACTCGTGGGTTCCAGTATTGGTGCCAGTGCTGCTCCTAGTGTTGCTAATATTCCCTATATTGGTTGGGTTGCTGCTGGTTGGATAACTATGTTCTCAGGAAATCAAGGTGCAGAAATTGGTGGTACTATGGCAGAAGACTTAAGTAAGGACTGCTAGTTGCCAAAATAAATATATCTGATATAATATTATTATGGAAACATATAGAAAAACACTGCTGCATCTTTTAAAAGAAAGAGCATACAAGAAAGGTAAATTTACCTTATCTTCTGGTAAAGAATCAGAGCATTATGTTAACTGTAAACCAGTTACATTATCCTGTGAAGGTAATGCACTTCTATCATATCTAATGATAGAACATGTTGAAGAAAAATCTGTTGCAGTTGGAGGTCTTACACTTGGTGCTGACCCTTTAGTATGTGGTATTGCACAGAAAGCATATTATTCTGGTAAGAATATTGATGCGTTGATTGTGAGAAAGAATCCAAAAGGATATGGCACAAAAGAAGTTATAGAAGGACACAAACCACCTAAAGGTTCTATTGTTACAGTATTAGAAGATGTAACTACAACTGGTGGTAGTGCTATGAAAGCAGTAAATGTTCTTCGTGATGCAGGTTATGTTGTTAATCGTGTCATCACTATTGTTGATAGACAGGACGATCATAAGGTGTGGGAGAATAATAACATTGAATTTATATCATTGTTTACTCTAGAGGATATTATTAAATAGTATAAAGTAAGGAAAAAGAAAATGATTTTTGCATCAAACCCATCGGTATATACTCTACCAGGCACTTGGGAAGCACAACCTTTAGTTCCAGTTGAATTGATATTCAGTACAACTGTTGCTATTGTAACTTTGGGTTTAGTTGCAGGTTTAGCTGTAGGTATTTCAATTGTTAGGATAAGAAGAAAGAAGTTTAATTAAGTGTGTGAGTCCACACATTGATGCGTAATTATACCTAGTTGCTATAATAAATATTAGCGTACTGGAGTTGAAACTATCATGTCCCACTACACACTTTCTTGGCACGATAACCAAGATGTAAAACAACATATCTGCGAATATGCGAATGATGCATTTGAAGCAGCAAGAAATGCAAGAAAGGATGTTCCCTATCTACAGGAACATCCTTTTTCTTTATACGAAATTCTCAAGGAGGATTAATGAAAATCTTTAAATTAAAATATCTATTGCAAGCATGGTGGTTGTTTGCAATTATGGTTGCAATAGCACTAGGTCCTAAAGTTGCATATGCAGCAGAAGTTACAATGGGTTCTGGAGGTAATCTAATCTTTGAACCAAATGAAATTACTATCAAAGCAGGTGAGTCAATTACATTTGTAAATGGAGAACTTCCACCACATAATATGGTTGTTGCAGACCATCCCGAACTATCTCATACAGACTTGGCTTTTATGGGTGGGGAAAGTTTCGAGGTTACTTTCCCAGA